CTCGGGTTTTGAACTTCTTGTCCTTAAGTTTTTCGATCCAATGAGCAGTCTGGAACTTCTCTTCCTTGCCGTCCTTGTGGACCAGGGAGAACCAAGCTCCAGCTTGTTTAAGATTGTCGGAGCCTTTGATTGCTTCCAGCCAACTCTCGGCGTCTTGGATGCCAACCTCTTCGGTACCCCACAGAATCTTGAACGCACAGTTGCGCCCCTGTGTGCCGAAGCGAGACTTCTCAAGCTTCACCTTCACCTCGGAACCGATGCGGAAACCACTCTCATCCTCGATGAAAGCAGACTTCGCCTTGCGCCCCGTCAACCAGATGCGGAGGGAATATACATAGTGCATGGCCTTTCCGCCTGGGGTAATATAGGGTGTCGTCATTGCGACGATACGTGCGTTCGGCCCTTGTGGAATATTAGTCTTTAACTGGTTAAGAACCAGGAAGGCAGACTTGGTATTCGCAATCGGGATAGTTAGTTTAGACATTCCCTTTGAAAGAATGCGCGCCTTCATTGCCATGGTGGACTGAGGATTGAAGTCCCCCTCCACATCGGAGACGGTAGGAGTCAGAGCCAGCGAATCCCAGATAAACAGGGTTCGTTCTGTGCCCGAATTAAGGACACTTTCAACTGTTTCCAGAACGTGTTCTACCGATTGGGCCTGGACATAGATCAGATCATCTAGATTACATCCGGTACGTTCCAGGAATCCTGGGTCAATCGCTGACTCTGAATCCATATACACCACCGTCATGCCCATTTTCTGGGCATTGGCTGCACACTGCGCGGCCATGAAAGACTTGCCGGTTGATTCAAGACCTGCAATCTCCGTGAACTTGCCAACTGGTATGCCACCAAGCTGACCGCGACAGACAATAGAATCCAACCACCGAGAACCGGTGGGGATCCATTCTTTTACTTCTGTAGGATTTGCTTCCTTCAGATTGTGGGCGACATTCACGCCCGAAGTTTTGTTGATTAAGGTTCGCAGACCATCAATTGAAATCTTGCCTGCTTTGGACTTACTCTTTGCCATTATAATTTTCTCCGTATCTCATATAAACTTCAGCTATGAAGTCTTTGTGAAGTCGTGATACTTCTTCACTTATTTCGTCTACCTGACGCTTGAGGTCCCAGACATAAATTGTTAAAATGCTGAGAGCTAGCGCCAACCACATTTCTTACTCCGCGCTGTCGTCGTCGTCGGCAACAGCACTATCATCGTCATCCGATGCGCTGTCGTCGTCGTCTCCCGCGGGGCATCCCGTAGAAGAAGTAATAAAAAAGCCCATCAATAGGGCAAAGATGGCCAAGAGGGCCATTCGGTTAATTCGAGCAATCATTTAATTTCCTTTCAAAATTCTTGTTCAGTTATGATCAATGATCCTTCGTTGATCAATCTTTCATAGTGACTATGATACCCTAAAAGTTCGACTGTGTCAACTACTATTTTTCGCATTGGTGAAGATTTACCGGTGATGATACGAACTGGTAAATCATTGTTGTACACAAAGCTGTGAACCTTATGTTGTACCGATTCGTACTTCTCACCGTGTAAGTCTAAAGTTGGCATCACTTGAGGGTTAAAGTACCCTTGGTAGTTTCCACTGAGGCCTCGAACCCACTAACTATTGAATCCACCGTCACCAGTGACACAGTATCGTTCTCTAGATTATATAAATCACCGGCCCGGAGGCGCACGGTGGTAGAAATCTCACACAGTCCTCGCTTATAATCATACTGTTGTGTTGAATATTCCAAACTGTATTCATTATCGTAAATCGTAGTGGCTAGCACTTCAGTCAAGTACTCCGTGAACCAGTCTTCCCGGTCATAGTCATCCAGTGCGTCGTTAGCTCGCATCTCACTTAAGATGTCAGCTGACTTCTCCGGGTCTCCCCAGTTCGAATAGACGGGTACGCCGGATGCCAACAGGCCTGCCAGCATTCCTGCTGTCTCGGTTTCCCCAACTGTTTCTTCAACATGGCTTTCGTTAATATGCCAAACGTCAGCCCCCTCACTGTAACTAAGTGTTACATAATCATTCTCGCTCACATTTAATTCTCGTAATGTGTTTACGGTATTACCCATTTTAAAATCCCTTTCTTTATAATAAGTTGAGGCCCCTGTATCCCCGGGCCTCCCTGCGGCTGGCGGAGTTTAGTCCGAGTTCTTGGTCTCTTGGACCTCAACACGGAGTTCCTGTGCTAGCGTCTTCACTTCCTGCATTGCCTTGCGAACACGGGTTCCTGCGGCATTGTTTCCAGTGCCAAAGAACTTGGTGTGATCGTCCCGAGTTTCCTCAAGAATGGTAATCAGTTGTTCTAAACGATTTGTATCAGTAGTTGTCATAACTCTTCCTTTCTTTTTTGAGGCACCTGATAACCCTGTGCCTCCCTGTGGGGGGGATATTAGAGAGCGCCAAGCTCCGCAAATGCTGCGTCAACAGCGCTTGCTTCACCGTCTTTGGTGGTGCTACCATACTTCGTAGTCTCGCTACTGACCGTTTCTGGGTCATCGACCTGCGTGTTCATGAAGGTGTCCAGAATAGTCTGGACTTCCGCAGAAGTCTTTCGCTCGAACAGCCCAGCGAATTCTGGGATGCTCTCAAGAAGCTCTGCACACTTGTCGGGGGTCATATCCTCACATAAAGAGGACGATCGTCGGCGAGGCACAAGCTTCGTCTGCGGGAAGGAAGCGCCCGGAGGCTTTCCATAAGTCATCTGAAGATCCGTGCCAGTCTCGGTGTCGGTGATATCACCATACTCCGGATTGAGCACGAGAGTCAAAAGATTCTCGTAGGCAGTCTTGCCATAGCCCCAGATGCGCACTCCGCGCTCTTCCTCGCCGCGAACCATCACGGGGCTGAAGAAACGCTGACGCACGAAGAGGGACTTAGCGACCTTCTTGCTGTGCTCATCGTTGTTGTCTGCGCCTTCGCGCCACAACTGTGAGGCGAACTCACATACAGGACATTCGTCGCTGTAGTTTCTCTTTGGACATAGGAAACCGCCCTTTTCGACATTGTAGTGAAACCACATTTCCTTGAAAGGGTCTCCGTCCGCTGTCGGAACGATTCTAATAGTCTGTTCCCCGTCCTCGGGGCGCCAGAATGTGTCATTTGAGGAGTTTCCTTCTCCGCGTAGTGACGAGAGCTTTTCTCTCATCTTGTCTAAGTTAATACCCATTTTTTATCTCCTTATAGTTGGGTTAAAGTACGATCAACTAATCTCTTGATCGTCTAGTTCTGTATATGATTGTACCACAGATGAATGCTTAATGCAATAACAATATTTTTGATCGTATGTTGTTTTAAACACTCCGTATGATACATTTAAATTCTCTTCGATGCGCGACTTCACAAAGTTGTTAATTTTTCTAAGCAATGTTCCGTCGTTCTTCAAGTCGTCTTCGTTAATACCATAGTAGTATACCACATCACGTGTCGATGTCAAGGGGTAAAACCATTTTTCTTCTTCCTCTTCTTCGGACTCGATATCTACGATGCCGATAGTACAAATCCTGCTAATTTCAGCAGGGCGAATAAAATTGCCAATGACGGGCTCGGAGTGGCGGAAGACATTCATCATATGAACTGTGTTAACAATTGCCTGATTCAGTGTATCATAATAACCAATGATCGACATATCTCCGATACTTCTTTCAAGCATAGTATTGTTAATTAAAGTAATATCTTCAATTAGGCCTGAGCGCGCGTACTCTTGGAGAACATTACACACTATCTTTTCTTGTTTTTTCTGAACCTCAGACATGATTGATGTATCGCCTTGTATATACAGTACTCTTAGGCTATTGTTTTTAAGCTGCTCTAAAAGCCTTAAAACACCGCCGGAAATGGAGCCACTTCCGGCAACAACAACAAGCACCTCTTCACCAGTAAATTTAAGCTTACGCTTAAGGTTAGGAAACTTAGCATCATATTCCTCATGACTTGTTTTGGGACGAATCGTGATATCAGCGTCGTCGTTAGTGTCAATTCCATAAGTCTCGTATTGTGGAAACTTAGAAAAAGCAGCTGCGATATTGCAGCCGGCACGACCTAATCCGACGACACGCATTAGTCCTCAACCCACTCCAGAATATAGCCCATTTCAAATCCTCCGCGAGTAATACGCTTGGCGTGGGTCGCCGCCATTATTTCACTGTCTTTGATGCCAATACGATTGCAAATAAAATGGAAGATCTCCATAATGTCTGCTGCCTCTTCGGCACAGGGGTCTTCAACGAATTCCTGAACTTCCTCTTGGAGCTTCTTCATCGCGTAGTCCTTGAGGCGATCGCCCCTCACTTGGCACACCGAGAATTCCTTTCCGTCCTTCTCGATGATCTCTGGGATACGATCCCTGACTAGCTTCTGGTAAATCTTGTTCATAATTTTAGTTCCTTCATTTCTCCAAGGTTTCTCCCAGCGGAGACGTTAACCTTGAACATATCATAACGCGTTTTCTTGAACATGTCAAGCAAATTCAGTAATTCATATCGATCTTCTGCTGCGAGGTCGATATACACAGCGTCGTGAATAAGAAATGCGATGTGGCTCTTTCTCCCCTTCAAAAGCTCATAGACTTTGTAAGCCTGCTCGTGCACCATATCAATTGTGGTGCTTTGAACGATGTAATTGAGCGCATGATGCTC